GTACCCTGGAATCTTCCCTCCCATATTCATATAATAAGGAACGGAAGGTGTTATAAGTGCTGAAGTATTTACTGGTCCGCCATCTGCATAGCCCATCATTTTTAGTCTATTAAGTAACTCTTTATGAGTTTCTTGTGGCATAATAAAATCATTATACTTTTTGCGTTGTGTAAGGAATCTTTCACGGCTTGCTCTATAATTAGCATCACGTTCTTCACGTGACATCCTACGAGCTTCAGTACCATCTGGAAGATAAACTTTATTAGGATCTTGAGCTAAACCGCCATCTGCAAATCTTCCAGCATTAAGTGCTTCAAATGTTTCTGTTCCATATTTCTTAACTGAGGATGCTCTTATTACATACTCACCATTTGAAAGCAGGGCGGGAATAGAATCAGATGTTGAAGTTCCTGGACCTGTAACATTTCCGCCTGGCATAAAGTTTTTAATCACGCCTCCTGCTGCAAATTTTCTTTCTACAATAAAGTCACCATCTTCTTGTTTTCCAACAATTTGAAATCTGCGACCAAGGTAGTCTACGAATGTTTTCTTCATTGCTACTGGGTTTTCGCCCTCAACATACATTCCTGAATTAACGTATTGATCTGGGGTTATTGTATAGACAGTTTTTGTGCCCATACCACTTCTTTCTGTTGTTGCTTTAGGCGTAAATTGTGTTGTTGAGTCACCAGTTTTACCAGTAGCAAGTGCTTTTATGTACTTGCTTAGCTCTGTATCCTCAACTTGTAATTTACCAGCTATTACTGAGAAAGAGGCAGCACCAAGGGATTCAAGTGCGCCAAATCCCATTGGTTGCATTGAACCTACATAATTTCCAGTAGGTGACATTTTTAGATACTTATCTGCTAAATCAACAAATTGTTTTATTCCACTATCTCTTAATGTTTTAGCTATATCTCCAATAATTAACTTCTCACTATCCGTTACTCCACCCATTCCAAGTGTGACGGCCTGCATAAATAAGTCATAGAGGCCTTGCATGTCTGCCTTTTTAGCCTGCTCATTACCCGCTGCAGAAATTTGTTTTTCTAAAGCTTTGGATAGGCCATCTAATGCCTTAGTTAAATTATCTATTAAGTCTTGTTGCTTTTTAATATCTCTGTCTGCTTTATTATCAATTGCAGTTTTGGCAAGATCCAACTGTCTTGCCCCAGTCATTGACTGTATGTCTAATTGAGCTTGTGCAGCTCTTGCCATGTCTCCAGAAGCCAGGGCTTCTGAGTACTCTATTTGTTTTTTCTGAATCTGTAGGAGAAAATCTTCCGCCTCTGTTTCTTCGTCCAATGCCTTTTTCTTAGCAGCGGCTTCATCTTTAATTCTTTGAATATTTTTTTGTCTTAGCTCTATTTCTTTTTGAATGCTTTCTTTTGTTTTGTTTGCATTCTTGATTAATTGATTAGCAGTAATATTTCCAGTTTTTGCAATTAAGTCTGCTGCAGAACCAATTAAAGAATCGTTTGATCTTAAGTAATCTTTTTGCTGCTCTAGCAAAAGAGATATGGCTGTGGCTGTTTCCGAAGACATATCCTTTAGGTTAAATGTTATACCAGATGTAGAAAGTTTAATTTTTGCCCATATGCCTGCAAGTGTGTCGGTGGAATCAATTACATCTCTTAGTCCTTCATTTTGTGCAAGTATCTCCTCAAGACCCTTTTCGCCTATTTGTTTATTGGCGGTACCAGATATTTGACTTAATACTTTCTCATATGCCTGTGATGATGTGACTGCCTTTTTTGTATTAGCATCTATTTTAATAAATGACTGCTGTAAATTATCTAGAGCGTTAACCGAGGTTTGTAACGCAATTGGAAGTTGGTCAAAATTTCCTTCTTTTATAATATTAGAAAATGTTTTTATAGTTGAATTTGTTGCAGAAATTTTTCCTTGTATCTTACCAAAGCCTCTGTCACCTAGTATATCTAGTGCGTATGCAGATTTATTAGAATTCATGATCATTGCTAATATAATTTCATTAGCTTCTTCTACTGATTTACCAGCAGCAACCATTCCTGCCTTTAAGTTGGTAGCCCTTTCTATGGCCTCTTCATTTGTGGCTTTATCAAACATCTTAATTTCATCTGGGAAATCTTTTGCGACCTGTTTTTTAAGTTTTTCTAGCTCTGGAACAGTTATATTAATTCCTTTGCCTTCTGCTTTTGTTTGGTTAAATCTATTTGCAGCTGCTTTAGCAAGCATTAGATCATATTTTTGTTGGTAGGTATCTATCTCAGATCCAAGCTTTTTATATTGAAGGCCTAATTTTTTAGCAGACTCTTCGCTTATCCCAAAACCAGAGCTTACTATTCTTCTGTGTTCTGAAATTTTGTTGTTAATTGTTTCTATTGCTACACCAACTCCAACAATTGCAGCTAAAAGTTTAAGTGGTCCAGGCAATTTTATAAAAAAGTTAAAGGCTTTAGTTAAAAGGGAGGTTTTACCTGCTGCTGATCCTGCTGCATTTCCAAGACCTAATACCTTATTGGTAATACTTGTAATGCCTGCATCGGCTAATGCACTGCCACCCATAAATCCTAAAATATTTCCAACCATACTGCCACCAGTTAATTGGGTTCCAACCATAGATCCTAGGGTTCCTCCGCCAAGGCTTCCAAGCATTCTTAGGGCACCTAGTCCTCTTGGGCCCTTTGGCGTTTCTAAAGCCTGTGGTGTTTGAAGGGGAGGGAGCTGTCCAGAAGCCCTCATTTGTGTAGCTAGTGTTGGTTGTGCAAGCGCTTGTTCCCAACCTGGAGGAAGCTCTCCATAATTTATTTTTCCGCCCTTTACAATTCCTCCCAATGCGTAGCTAGGTATTATTCCACCACTATTCTTTGGTACGAATAACTCTGGCCCTCTTTCTCCGACTACATAAGGCGTTCCTCCACTAACTGGTCCGCCCATTGCTCTTCCTTCAACAATAAGCTTTTTACCATCAAAACCAGTAATTGTAAATCTTCCGCCTACCAAAGATTCCTGTTCTGACCTGTATCTTCTGCTGGAAAGCCCTTTACTCCAGTCTTGCCCATAAGGAGCCTGGAATTTTTTATCAGGGAAAATCTCTGAAGTAGGAGTAACTTTTCTTCCAGACAAGGATGCTTGTAATACTAATCCTCCACTACCAGGCGCAAAGAACTGTGCTATACCTGGATCAGATGTAAATGACGCCCTTCTCATTATAAAGGCTCTACCTATTAATGCAGAAAAATCTCCTGTTGCTTTAGCCTTTTCAATAGCTTCAACTATATGCTTTGGAAGTGTATCTGCTACAGATTGAGGGGTCATTCCTCTATATAGAGTACCTCTAAAAGGCCTAGCCAATAATCTAAATAAGGACTGAATGCTTAACGGATGAGTATTTAATCCGTTACGGCTTTCATACTGCATTCTGGCAAGTACCGACTTATCTCCCGCCATATATCTTTCAATTAGATATCTAGGGTCATTAGACATCATTGGTGAAATTCCTACTAATTGCTTGCCTTCTCGTCCTTGGACTACACGACCTGAAGGTATGCTGTATGAAAGGCTTCTGCGTACTCCATCTGATCCAATATCTGCTCTACCAATAAATAGTGGACCATGTAAAGGATCTGTATTTGTCCAATCATGTTTTTGAGTTGCAGGAGAATATGGGTTTGGCTTTTTCCATTTTGAAGTTAGTCTTGCTATGACAGATCCAGCTAATGCTGGTATTCCATAACCAAATCTATTTCGTGAAACCATTCCTCCAGGAACAATTCCTCCAGCATTAAGAGAATGCATCGATCCTTTTGTGTAAGAACGAGAAAGTGCAGATATCTCTGCCTGCATAGAAGAGTCTACTATATTGCCCCATTTTGTTTCGGTAAGATTAGTATCCTTGAGCCTATACATGGCTTTATTTATTCTGTCTAATGTTCTGCCAGCTGTTCTGTAAGCAACCTTATAAGGAACTCCAGAATTTAATAGGTGAGAAAGCAAAGATATGAAGTGCTGAGGCTGTCTGCTTGAGCTAAGCCACATTGACCCAGTTGCGCTGCCATTAATTAGGGCGGCATTAAAATCTTTTGTAATCGTAATTAAATTGTCTGGTAGTACTTGATAAACCTTTGATGGTGTTGCCCCACCTGGCATTGATCCGAATCTTGACTCAAACTGAGAACCAGTTAATACTCTGCTAGAACCCTGCTCAGGTAAACCTTTAAACTGTCTTAAGAATTTGCTTGTGATGACATGTCCAAGAACTTCATCAGCACCTCTTTCTCCGTGTCTTAGAGCACCTCCATGCACACCCCATGTAGCACTTGATCTTCTAAATAAAGAATGATATGTTTCTGGACCAAATTGAGATCCTGGGTCAAAGGTTCTTGGAGAATTGCTTGCTCTAGATCCAGATGCTCTTGTCTCATATACTCTTCTGGCACCTCTGGCCATGTTAGGATTCCATCTTCCTAATTTAGACAAAATATCTACTGGAGAAATCCTAATTCCATAGTTAAGTTTTTTATTTGATACTCTTCCGCCTAATATTCCTCCAGCATTTAATAATTTAACTACACTACCAGAGTTTGCTTTTTCCAGAGTTGGCATTATTTCTTGTGCTATCTCTGGTGGGAAATATGTTTCTCCTGGGGTTAAGATGGCTGGAACAATTTTACCGCCTGCATTTTTTGAATTTTTAGCCAGCTTAACTAGATCTGGATTTACTCTAGAAGAGCTTTGATTTAATATAAATCCACCTTCACGTAAAACTGCTGGTGTATTATCATAATTAATTGAGGTGTCGCCTGGTACAACATTCCCATGAACTTCTGGGTTATATACTTTACCTCCCATGTTTAATCTAATAGGTCTTGTTGTATGTGTTGAATATCCTGCTCCCCATGTTCTAACGCCCATGAGTCTTGCAAGGTCATCTACGAATGATCTTGTTTTTCCTTTTTTAAATAATTCTCGCATATTTGACTTGCCAGTTTTTGGATCTACTACTGGCTGATCTAATGTAGGAACTGCAGTAATAACCGCTGTTCTACCAAGTGATGTTGCTGTTCCCATGGTTGCTTGAGCCATCAATTGTTCTACTTGAATATTTAATGCAATAATTCTTTGTCTTGCTGTTTGAACAGATATAGTTCCAGCTTTTGCTTCAGCAACAATAACAGCAGATTGTTGTGCCGCATTTTCTGCAATAGATGTCATCTGTGGTAGAAGTGATCCGAATGCTTGAGTAAATTCTGAGCTTACAGTACCAGTTGTACGTAGCTGTGTTCTCATTTGAGCAACTTCAGTCTTTGTCATCATTGATAGTGCTCCTACCATTGTGTGCCACTTAGCTGCTTCTGATGATACAACTCCAGTTGATACTGCACCAGACTTTCCTGTAATTGTTGTTAGTCCAGGTACTGCTGGTAAATCTCCTGATGCAAAAATTTGTGGGTTTGCACCAACTGCTTGATTAACTGGTATTGGTGCTGGCAAGAAACTGTGAATTGTTTGTGCCGCACGTTCTTCTTGAGTCATGCCAGATCTTGGAACCATGTGTGCACTTGCACGTGTTCCAGCTGGACCAACTAATGGATTTCTTGGATCTACTATTCTTGGTATTCCACCACCGCCACCACCGCCACCACCGTCTCCTGGAGGCTTTATTATACTTCCAGCAACAGTTGAAAGCATCGGCTGTACAGAAACAACTCCTTGAGTCATCTTTGACTGAATAGAAGTCATTCCAGCAGACAGAACTTGAAGTGCCTCAGCAAGCGCTAGGGCTGCTTTAGCATCGCTATAAAATGTTTTTTCTATTAAGCTTCCAGCTTGGTTAGCTGCAAGTATTTCTGGAGTAAGCATTCTCCAGCCTTCTCCACCTTTAAATAATGCTTTAAGATGGAATGCACCTTTTATTACATAGCCCAGGAAGTTTGCAAGAACACCAGTAAGCATAATTAAAGGTCCAGTTACTGCTGTTAGACCTGCCAAAAATGTTAGTATTGTCTTTATTGGTCCTGGTAAATTATTTACAAACTTAACAATTCCATCTACAAGATTTATAAAGAAAGTAGAAACCTTTAAAAATTCTTCTCCTATTCCAGCTAAATCTGCTTTTAATCCTTCTACTGCTCTTTTATATTTACCAGAAGCAGATTCTGTAACCATACTTAATTCTCGACTTGCAATGGTTGCTAGTTCTTTTGAGCTTGCCTTCATAAGGTCCATTACCTGAAGTGTTTGGCTTCCTTGCTTTCCTAAGTTTTCAAACAATGCAGATAGTCTAGCAAATTGGAATTTACCAAAAAGCTGTTCGATTGCCTGTGATTTTTGTAGCGGGTTCAAATTATCTAAAGCCGATTGTAGGGCAAACAGAGTCTTTGTTACATCTCCAGCATTGTTATTTACAATGCCCATCAAGTCTATTCCGAATCCCTCAAACTTTTGAACTGCAACATCTGTAGGGTTAATTAATGATGCTAATGCAGATTTGAGTGCATTTGCACCTTCGGAAGCATTTATTCCACCTTCTCTCATTGCTGTAAGATAAAGTGCTAAATCTTGTACATCTCCGCCCAAGCCTTTAATAACTGGTCCAGCTTTTGGAATTGCTTCCACTAAATCGTTAAGGGTTGTAGACGTTTGGTTTTCTACTGCGTTAAGGAAGTTAATTGATTCTGCAAGCTCGTCCGTGTCTTGTTTAAATGCTGACTGAATGGCAAGAGTTGCCTTCATAGCATCTTGTCTATCTACTTCACCGAGTACCGCAAGACGTGTTGTTTCTCTAATTGAGCCAAGAAGCTCTGCTCCCTGTTTACCACTTGCTGCAATATCTGCGGAAAGTGCTAGTGTTTCTTTAAAAGATGCTCCATAGCCTCTGGCTAACTCATTAGCAACTGCAGTAACATCTCTTCTTACTTTTTGAAGCTCTGCAGAAGATGTTGCGGCTAGTCCGCCATAAACCTTAGTTAATCTTGTTAGCTCTTGATCTGCTTCTCTAAATGCTTTTGCTGCAGCCGCTCCAAATGCTGCTATAGGAACGGTTAATCCTACTGTTAACTGACGACCAGCCCACTGAGTATTCTTACCCCAGTTAATAAGCTGACCAGCGCCTTCCTGCATAACCTTATTAAGGATTTGCATTTCTTGTCTTGCAATGGCGCCTTTATTCTTTATTTCATCTAGGCCTTGTGGCACATGTACATTAAATTGCATGAGCCCTTGAGCATTTCTGCCCAAGGGTTGCAATATAGCATTTTGTAGTTGAACCTGCTGCCTAGCAAGGTCTCTTATAAGTCCGCCAGATGTTCTAGTATGTGTTTGAAGGGTAGAGAAATAATCTCTTAACTTAAGTTTACCACCGTCTAATCTTTTACCAAATACATCGACATCATTTGCTAAAGAAACAAAGTGTGATGAGAATTGTCCAGTAGACCTTAAGGTTTCTCCAAAGCTTCTGTTAACAGCATTTATCTGTGAAGAAAGTACTTTATTAGAAGAACCAATTTGCTGCTGCATTGCAGCAAGAGAGGTGGTAACTTTTCGTACATTTGCGATAAGGTCAGAAAAATCAGCCCGAGCAACTATATTAGTTACGACTTGATCATCAGCCATTTATCACTCCCTAAAGTATCCCAGTCCTTCTCCAATACCAAAGCCAGCTTGCGCTGCAAAAGAACCTTGTAATGAAACTACATCATCTCCTGATGCATCTATTCCAAGTGCCCTTCTTTGTATATCATCGAAGGTGGTAACCTTTTCTTCTACTTCATCATTTAAGTCAATACCCTGTATCGAAGCCAAGAACTTTCTTCTTTCCGATTCAGTCTTTTGCATTGCCTTAAAAGTCTGGATTAATTCCGCCATTGAAAGATTTTCTTCTAGTTCTTCGTAATTTTTCCAATTACCTAAAAGAAAAACTTCCCCTTCTAATGACGCAAGATCTAGATCTGACCAGCCAGAGCCGCTTGCGCTAGAAGGTTTGGGTCGTCCATCTTAATTCCACCGCATACTTCAAGGATTCTATTGATGGTTGGAACATCTAATACATCTTCGAATGCGTCGCGGTCCGCTACCAAATCTGGTAACTGCTTCTCTAGTGCTACTGCACATGCATCAATTAAAAGATCCAAAGTTTCATCTTCGGTTTTTACTTCAGCTGTCTTCTGAATTACTGCCATGAATTTGCGTAGTTCTTTAATTGTAAGCGGCTTCAACTTTACTGTTGCGCCATTTTGTAGTTTAACTTCTTCTACGTCGTATACTGTAGTTGCCAATTTATCCTCCTTGGATAGTGTCTATATGATTATAGCAAAAGGGTTTTAATAACACAAACAGAGGGCCCCCATTTCTGGGAGCCCTCCTTAATTTAAATTAAATTAAATTATGCTGTTACTGTTAGAAGACGGTCAATAATCTTTCCATATTCCTGTCCAGCATATGCTGACTCTCCTGATGGTAGAAGTCTGAATGTTACTGGGAATGTGGTTGGGTTATTACGTGCAAGTGAGAACTGTGACTGTTGTACAGAAAGAACTCTACGTGCATAATATACACGCTCTGCTGAAACAATCTTAGCATTTGATCCTGTTGGACCCTGACCTACTGCAATAAGTTGACGCTCAACTGGTGCTACACCAAGTGCTCCTGCTGCAAGACCAAGTGTCTTGAGTCCAGCAGTTGTTGGTGATGCCTGTGAGTAATCTGCATTTGTTGTAAGTGTATTTGTTGCTGTAATAGCGGTTGAGTGAGTATTTGTTCCACCCTGACCAAAGACTGCAAGAGTATTCTCAAGCGTTCCTTCTGCCATTTCTGTTGCAATCATAACTTCCATTGACTCCTTGAAAAGCTTTGCTGTATCAAGAAGCTGATCTACTGTTACTGAACCGTATGTTGGGTTGTAAGTAATCTGAAGACCGTTGTTTGTGTAACCTACGTTACGGTATAGTGCTGTAGAAATATCTACTGCATTAAGTGTATCTGTAAAAGATGTTCCGTTTACGAATGCTACACCTGTTGAAGCGTTTGGCTCCATGTTCTCTACGTAACCTGATTGTGTTGAATCTTTTACTGAAAGAAATAGTGGTGAAGCGCCGACTAGAATATTCTTTGCATTACCTGTGGCTTGTGTTGCCATAGTTTAAACCTCCTGTGAAAATTTATTGTATTAAATTGTAAAATTGTTGGCTGGCTAGGCCCTTTCCTCTAAGGATAATGATACGGTATTATACGCTATAAGGCAAATTAAGCAAATCTGCCGTTTACATCTAGTATTCGACTATACTTAATCTCTAATATTACGTCCGAGGATAGGAATCCTTGGAGCTCCTTTGAAGGAGTAGTTGGAGATATATCGGCAACGTATGTATTGTGAAATTTAAATTGAGGGCTAGATTGATCTGATAAATTAATGTCTTTAGCAGAATCATCCATTCTTCTAAATAGGTCTACCATAAAGTTTGTTATCTCATTTATATCTGCGACGTCTATTGCGTAAATAGTAAATAGTATCTGTTCATTGCAAATCATCCAATTCTCATCATATGAGATGTTGATCTTATCATATACAATATGTTTTTTTCCGCTTAAAAATTGGTTAAATTCAGCAGGCTGTTGAACTGGAATTATAGGATTTAATATATTGCCAGTGCCAGTAGTATCATAGTCATTTGGATCAAATATATCGGCATCCTGTAATTCTTGCCATAAGTATTTTCTTAGATCTAACATTGCGTCTAATTTATAATTTACCATTATGATACCCCTCCAAATGCATTCTCTACTGCCTGCTTTGCTTCCGCCCTTAACATTCTACCAGAAAATACATATTTTACTTTCCTGACTTCTCTTGGTACTCTTAGTATATCTTTCATCTTATATGTAAATATCTTCTGAAATCCAGATTTTTTAATAGATAGATTAACTAAATTACTTGTAAAAAATCTTTTATAAGCTACTTCAAAGGACTGCTTTGCAGCCACTCCACCAGGCCTTGTAACGGTCACAGAGGCCCCTTTGGGCATGAAAACAGTATATCCTAACCCTGAATCAAAAACTAGTCTCTCAGCAAAACGTGGGGATACTACAACGGGTATACCCTTTTCCATTATTTCAGCTTTATTTTTAAATACATGCTTTCTTTTTGAATATTTATTTGGGACTGCAGACCTAGATTCATTAAACTGATATGAGACTCTAAAGCCTAGGTCTTCGCTATCTAACCTTTTTAATTTAAATAGTCTTGCTTCTTTCATTCCAGTTTTTTGCCATTCGTAAACATGGTGAAGAGTTTTTGGTTTAATTCTAGATTGAGAGTCAACATAGCTTCCAAAATCTTCATTGATCTGATCAAATATGACTTTATTAAATTTAGCCTTAAATGATTTGCTTGTTGGTAGCTCTGCCATAACCATAGACTTATAATAAATAACAGCGGAAACCTGTGCAACCAAGGTTTCTTGAATTGGGTACTTTGAGCTTGGCTTAGATCCGACTGTTTCTAAAGCAGATGCTGTTGCAACCAATAACTCACTAGACGCCAATTACCTGGTTCTCCGATCTTTTAACAATTGTGCTAAATGCCAAAGTGTTTCCAAATGGGTCTGTCACGGGTGTGCTTCCAACCACTTCAAATACAGTCGGTGTATCTTCTGGGAAGTTGAGCTCTGTCCATATATAATTTCCACCAGCATCTCTAATGTTAGAAATCTTTTGCCTTAATGTTAACTTGTCGTGTGTTCTAATTTCAAGCATCTGAGTATTTTCATAGATATTCCCAAAGGTCTGTCTATCTCCAGTTCTTGAGGTTGAAGAGTTTGATATAAATGCTTTAGCATGGCAGTCTATAGTTTTTGTATACTGCCAGCTTTTTTTAATTAATCCAGTATCTTCATCCTGAACATCTGACTGAGTATAAACATCTAAACTCATGCTAAATATAGCATCTACCAAATCAAACATTAGATTACTACCATTTGAGTTAGTACATAGGAAGAAAGTATTTGATCTACATATAGATTTCCTGTTCCACGGTAAGAATCGTTATTATATTCAAACTGCCAATCGAATGACTGAACGTTTTGAATATATTTATTTCTCCATGCTCTATCCTTTGAGAAGTAATCTTTAATTAAATGAATTGTTGCTTCTTCTACTTCATCTGGTATAGAGTCCCAGCCATATCTTCCTTGAACTTTATAGACATAATCTTTTTTGAATGCCCCGCCAAATGTATCATTATATGAAGGTGGAACTAGGCCGTTTGCAGAATAAACTGTGTTATCAAGCAAATTAGAACGATTAATTCTAATGCCAAAACCGCTTTCAGATATTTGAGTATCATATATCCAATTATTTTCATTATTAATAGCGTCTATAATTAAAACATCATTTTCATAAAGCTCATGCAGAGTGTTTATCTTAAACTGAAGTCTTAAAGAGTCTGATCCGTCTCCGTAGACTACGTGTACATCATCGTATAAATAAAATGTTTGTCCAGTATAATTTTCAATTATCTTTCTAGCCCATTTTTCTGCCATCTGAAGATCATGATATGTTTTAGCATTAATATCGCCTGGGTCTGTTCCATATCCTAGATCATCCATAATATCGAACATGCTAGCATACGGAGTGACCACATCAATATATGAGAAATGCGATCCACTAATTGTACTAATTTGATAGTTCCATTGAATCTTAAACTTTTTATTTCTGCGAACTAATCCTAATGGCAGGATTATTTGATATGTTCCAGCATCAACTTCTGATTTTGTTGCTGTTGCGGTATATACTGCTGTAGTTGGATTTACCAATGGAGCAGCTGTAGGATCTTCTGTTATATCATAAACAATGGCTGTTACATCGCCATCAGCATCTATAATATTACCGCCCCAGAATATCTTAGTTTTAATTGGTGCTGTTTGATCTACATATATCTCTGCCATTATTTTAGGCTTGTTTAGCTATAAAACTCTTGCGCTTCTCTTGGTGTCGCTAAACGAAAACCTTCCTCCACATCAAAAATTTTTTGAGCATCTTCTTCTTTCATTGCTATAAATGGATGTTCCTTTGTAAAGGTATAACCAATAATATCATATCGGAAGTTTTCTCTTGTCATTCTAACCAAAACATTGTCCTTTGGCTGATCCTTTTTTGGATCAAACTTGGGCAATACTTCTTGCGATTCTACATCAGATTCATCTTCAATAGCCTCGATTGTCTTAGCATAAACTGAATAGGTTACGCCTTCTTCTGCAAGTGCTGCAATTATATCTGCCTTATTCTTTAAGCCCTCTGTGTCGACTGCAAAATCTTCTGCAATCTTTTTAAGCTCTGCTACTTTTAATGTCTCAAATGACATATATTTCTCCTTAGTCTAGGTAAAACAATTATATCATTACTAATTTACAATGAAAAGCCCCCATATATAAATATGGGGGCCTTTAGGCTAACCTAAATAATTAGGAAGCAACCTTAACGTTCTTAACTACGACCCAAGCGTCTGCTTGTTCGATCTGGACGCCAACACGAGTATACATTGTGTACTCAATTGAGTCCTTACGTGGCCAGAAGAAGCGGTAAACAGTTACATCACGCTTGATACCAATAACAA